TAGCAGTATTATAAGTATAGCTAATACCCCCGTTGTAATAATGAGACTTATTACCTGCTTTATGTAATTCCTTAGAAGTCAAGCTTTTACCAAAAGAGCCGTAACAGGCATTATACTTAAAATTACCAATCTTTAATTCTCCGCCGATATTATAAGCTTTTAAGTCACTTAATTTATACGCCAGTGGATTCTTATCGTCTTTATTGGCAAATTGCTTAACTTTACCGGCAGATTTGCCGTATTCACCAGTTAGAGCCAGTTTTAATTCTGCTTCTTCCGTTAATTTCTGTTCAAGTACTATCCCACCAGTTAGCGCATCCTTAACAGACTTATCAATTTCAAATCTGTCTAGCGTTGTTTCTTCAATTGCATATTTTGTTATGCCGTCTGATTTATCTGATGGTTTGTCTATGCCGGTATTAGCAGAATCAGGGGTGTAGGATATACCAAACTGCAATTTGCTAGAATCGGTTAAATCAAACTTAGGAGTATAATAATTTATTGTTCTTGGTGGCTCGCTGCTATAAGTTGCTGAATCTAAGCCCGCAGTTATAGAATCACCAAGGATAGTTTCTTCGGAAGTTAAAAAAGAGGGACTAGCCTTTGTTCCTTGTTTTAAATACTCTATACCTGTTTTTATATAGTTTGCAGGTATAGCTCCATCATTGATGGTCATGTTTCTTGCAACTGGGATTGGTGAGCCTGCTTCAATTTTCCCAAACTCATGTTCTAAGAATACATGAGAACCGTTATAATCATTGTTTACTTTTCTTTTTGCCGTAGGAACTAAAACAATTTTAGCACCATAAGTAATATCATTTGCCGTGTTTGAGATATTAGCAACAAAAGCCGAGTTATTAAAAAAAGCCATGCCTTTTTTATTAGCCGATATATTCTTCTCTGCTCCTTTTAATTTCTCTTGCTTGCTAAATCCGCTTTCAAAGACGGCAAAAGCTCCAAGTTTTACATTTAAATCCGATACTACCGGCAATGGATCACCGGCTAGTGCTGTGCTGCTTGCAAGTAAAACTCCAAGTAATAGTGATACTTTTTTCATAAGATTTCTCTCCTGTTTTAAATCATTAAAATTTTATTAGGTATAGCACAAATGGCCGAAGCATAAAACTCAAAAAAGCACGAGAAAATCAAGATTAAAAAGTGGTGTGTTATAATTAATTTAAGTAAAGGAAACTTAATTTTATGGCGCAGCATTACAACTCTCTCTCTGAGGATCAATTTTTAAATTCTTCTTTTTTGATAAATTGGGATCAAAAATTTTCTAATGCTGAGGAACGAGCTGATAGTACAAGGTCCTTATATGAGTTTTTTAAAGCGGCATGGCCTTATATGGAAGGTAATATGCCTTATGTTGATAGCTGGCATATAAGGGCAATAGCCGAGCATTTAGAAGCGGTTTACGCGCGGCAAATAAAGAAGCTGATTATTAACGTTCCGCCTCGCACGGGCAAGACCAATTTAATATCGGTAGCTTTTCCTGCATGGGTATGGATACATAACCCTGCTGAGCGTTTCTTATGCGTATCCTGTACAAATGGTTTAAGCCTTGAGCATGCGCAGAAAAACAGAGCTTTACTCGAAAGCAACTGGTATCAGGATAACTGGGGGTATAGATTCCCACTTCTAAAAGACCAGAACGTTAAAAGCTTCTTTCAAAATACAAAAACAGGCTATAGGCAATCAACAAGCGTAGTATCTAAAACTGTCGGTAAAGGCGGTTCAATCATTATCATTGATGACCCTAACGACCCGGGGGACTTATCTGAAGTAAAACGCCAGAACGTAATTAACTGGTGGACGCAGAGAATGTCTACCCGTTCAAATAACCCGGCTAATGACTGCCGAATAGTTGTCCAGCAAAGAACACACGAGAATGATCTAACAGGTTATATCAGAAAGAATGACAGTGAGGATGATTGGGTAGAGTTAGTTTTGCCACTAGAATTTGAGAAAGCCCGCAAGTGTATTACAGTTCCCCTTGGCATAGATCAGGTTATTTGGGAAGACCCAAGAAACAAAGAAGGAGAGGTACTTAATGACTTACGCTTCGGTGAGAAGCAGGTAAATGAGTTAAAAAAGTTACTCGGCTCTTATGGATATGCCGGGCAATGCCAGCAAAGACCTTCTCCAATTGGCGGAGGAATACTTAAGAAAAAATGGTTTAAGCTCTGGGGTAGTCCCATTAAGCCTAAATTTGATTACATATTGCAAAGCTGGGATACGGCAATCTCTGATGAACCGACAGCTGCATATTCTGCCTGCACTACTTGGGGAGTATGGGGTGAAAAATCCGAGGATGAGCTATTTAGGATGATGCTACTTTCCGTTTGGCGTGATCGAGTAGGCTATCCGGACTTACGAAGCAGGGCTCAAAGACTTGCTAAGGATTATAAGGATATAGGCGAGCATAAAAACCCAATGCCTGCTCAAAGAACTGTTGATTGTTGTTTAATAGAAGCAAAGGCAACGGGCGATCCGTTAATACGTGATCTAAGGCTTGGGGGGATTCCTGCTATAGGTTACACCCCAAAAGGCGATAAAAATGCAAGAGTACAGAGAGCAGCGCCGTTTATTGAGTGCGGACTTGTATACTTACCGACTGAAGAGAAAAACCCTGAAAGGCTAACTCCGTTCGCCGAAGAGTTTCTGGAAACAGTGATAACCTTTCCAAACGGGGAGTCAAAAGACCTGGTTGACTCGATGACACAGGCAATTTTATACCTCCGAGACTTTGATGCTTTAACCCATACAAGCGATGTTAAGGAAGATGAAACCATTACTAAACCTAGGAAATTATACTAATGGCAGTAGGAAGTAGAGCCTTGAAAGAGGCAAAATTAGAAAGCTTAAGAAAAAGAAGGAAGAGAGGGCAGCAATCTCTACCTGATCTCTCGGTTGCCGAGAACCTTGAGCCTGAATTCCTAAATCTTACTCAAGAATTACCTATAGAGGAACAAATCCCACTAGAACAAGATATGGGTATTTTGCCTGACGAATTAGAACTTCCCGAAGCAATGGATGATCCTCTTTTATCTTTAGAAGATCAAATTTTATCACGTATGGATAACGAAGCGGAGGAATTAGCTCCGAGTGTTATGCCGTTTAACAGTAATTTTGCAGATGATATACCGGAAAGCGTCAGAGATAAAATAGCTGCTTACCTGGAAGAGGTAACAGAAAAAGATAAGAAAAACCGCGCACCCTGGCTTGATATAATTGAAAAGGCTAAAAATCTGCTCGGCTTTAAAATTGAGGAAATACAAGAGGCAAGTAGTACAGGTTCCCGTAAATCCAATTCTTCCATCGGAAATAGCGCGCAGGTTAAGACTTACGATACTACCTTTTCAAGTAGCGTGCTAAGGCTCTGGGCAACGCTTCGCTCCGAATTATTACCCGCTACCGGCCCTGTAGGGTTTAGAACCGATATAAGCGTGGATCAGGACTACGAATTAAAAGGCGAAATGGTCAGGGATATTTTAAACGAGTATTTAACTGTTGAAGATAAAGGTTTTTATCCCGATTACGATCGGTTCTTATTGTATTTAATTTTATATGGGTGTGTATTCCGTAAAATTTACTATGATCCTATTACAGGTAAGCCCTTGAGCCGGTTTATCATGCCCGAGGACTTTTTATTTGATAATAACTGCTCAAGTATTACCGAATCAAATCGTCTGACCCATATTAGATATCTCTCAAAAAGAGAAATCCTCTTTAATATGAATAGTGGGATATTTTCCAAACTTGACCTTGATTACCTAGATAACACAGGTAGTAGCGAGGGCGAAGAAGAAAAGGATAAAAATGAGCAAAAACAGGTTGATCCGACCGGCTCCCGTTTTCCTTTTTATGAAACGCACGAATATCTGGTTTTAAATGATTTTTTTGATGATAGCACTTCGCTAGAGGATTATAGCATACCATTACCTTATGTTATTACCAGATGTGGTGTTACTAATCAGATCGTATCACTTACGCCAAACTGGGATGAAAACGATCCAACAAGAACAAGGATTAACTGCTTTATTCATTATAACTTATTCCCCGGGTTTGATGTTTTTGGATTAGGTCTTGCTCAAATACTCGGCTCTAATTCAAAGAGCTTAACTTCCATGCAGCAAATGGCGATTGACGCAGCTATTTTCCAGAATTTCCCGGGAGGGATGAAGTCCAAGGGAATAAAGACTACCAATAATGATTTAACGATATTACCCGGGCAATTTGTAACTGTTGAAACGGGTAATTTGTCGCTCCGTGATTCAATCATGCCTCTTCCTTATAATGGGCCATCACCTGCTTTACTTGAATATATTAACCGGATAACTGCTCAGACACAGGAATTAGCTTCTACAACGGAAGCGGGGTTAGCTGAAAATAATCAGAATACGCCTGTCGGTACTACCATTGCCTTGCTTGAAGTATCAAATCGGATGCAATCGGCAATAATGAGGACAGTTCATAGTAGTTTTAGTGAGGAGCTACAACTCTTTTATAAAATGTTCAACTTGCCGTCTCTACCTTTAGATAAAGAAAGCTTAAAGGTCATACCCGTATCTGATCCGTCTGTTGAATCTTCTACGCAGCGAATAATCAAGGCAGAAAGTATTTTAAAGTTAGCTAGCAGCAATCCTGAACTACATAACATGAG